GGGACGTTCACGCGTGGCCCCAAGACTGCCTACAGTCGAGAGCTACGTACACACCATGACAAGTGGCCCCTGCCTGCAGCCTTCTGCGATATTAATTAGTCACTGTCGCGATTGCTGACGACTCACAAAATGGAATTCTTAAGCCCCATCACTGGGGTGAAATCCGAGGTGTGAGCGGTCTTGTCTAATGCTGGTGAAGCCAGCCTGGTATGGTAAGAGTGGTGAAGCCTAGAAGCCTTGAGGATCCCCGTCCTACACTTAAACCTGTCCCGCCAGAGCCTCTACCATTACAATCTTCTTTCATAAATATTATGAAGTCCAATTCTAATGTGAAGCTAAGTAGCAACACACGTTGGATCAGAAAGCGAGAGCTTATGATCTTCATGATGTTGCCAGTCTGGCTGATGGGACTAAGGAATATTTGGAAGACTTGTTTCCTACCCTTGCACGCTAGTATTATGAGACTTTGGTCAACTAATGGGTCGCTTTGGCTAACCCAGTACTTGGCCCTTGTCTCACGTATTATCGTGCTTTGGGTGGGTGGGGAACGCTACCGTGAGATTGGATCCACTGTACGCGTGCGTCTGACTCGTTCTGGGCTTCCCCTGATTCTCCCTTCGGGCCTTCGCAAAATCTTCCACCTCTTACGGGGTGGTGATCATGCTTATGCCTTTCTGGTGATTCGGGTTACCCTGACCTTGTTATCGGTCTATCGAGTCATCGGCTGCACTCCTATCGTGAAACTGGACACCATTACGGGTCTCTTTTCCGGTTTTAGTGCGACACTTCCCGTATGGGAAGTGGCTCAAGCTGTTGGCTTGTTACCACGGTCGTTAGTGATTGGACCGGCTCTCTGGACTTACGTCTCAGAGTCGGCCGGGCCCAACTTCAAGAAATCAACCTGGTCTGCCGGTGTTGATGCGTTAGCTTTCCTTCGTGATCCACTTACGTGGTTTCACTGGTTAGCAATCGCATATCACCAGAAGGCTTGGTTGCTGATCTCTTGGAATCTTTTCACTATCCTGTGTGTATCACCTCTTGCTCCACTACTGATGATAAAAGGGAAATTTCCTAAGTATCTCGGTCGCCTTGTCACACTGTTTGAGGCAAGGGGTAAGGTTCGGATTGTCGCGATCACAGACTGGTGGACTCAAGTTCTCTTGAAGCCCCTCCATTCTGGTATCTTTGACATTCTTAAGCTTATCCCGCAAGATGGGACCTTCGATCAGATGGCCCCCCTTGCTCGCCTCATGCCGTATGTTCGGGCGTCCGGAACTAAGGTGTTCTCTTTTGATCTCTCAGCTGCGACGGATAGACTCCCGGTAGCCTTCCAGATGGAGGTCCTTCGATCCTTAGGGGTCGATTGGGCTTCCAACTGGGCTGGGCTACTTGTGGCTCGTCCTTGGTTTCTGAAAGGAGATGCTAAATTTTACGCTGTGGGCCAACCCATGGGGGCGTTGTCCTCGTGGGCGATGCTTGCACTCTCTCACCATCTCATCGTGCAGATTGCTGCACGTCGAGTTGGATACCAGGAATGGTTCCAGCATTACGCATTGCTAGGTGATGACATTGTTATCGCTGATGCTGCGGTTGCGGGAGCATACTTGGATCTCATGCGAACTCTCGGTGTTCCTATTAATGCTTCAAAATCATTTGAAATATTATCAGGGACCTGTGAATTCGCTAAGAGATGGATCCACCCATTATTTGGGGACTTATCTCCGATAAGTCCCGGGTTGATCCTTGGGTGTGTGCGTAACCCTCGTATGTTAGCTACCCTCTTCTCAGATTCTCTGAGCCGAGGTTTTGTCTTTCCCACGCGCGTTGTTAGAGATTTGAATCGGTTTCTAGTGATGCTCCGGCCACGTAAGTGGCTAGAGCGACACCTGAAGCCGATTCTTTCTTCAGTCTTTGGACCAACGAGTGGATTATGGGAAACCGCCAGTGGGCTCTATTACAGAGCTAGCTGGATCGGGTTGTACCCACACTCGATGGCGAAAAGAGTCGACGATATAGTTGATGCTCTGCATGAACTAATTGCCGATCATCAGGAGACTCCCCCTTCGGAGGAGGTCCTGAAGGAACAACTCGTGGCCAACTTTTGGCTACGAGCAGCTCTTTTCGGGTCTGACTTCTGAGGGCTTGTCTCTATGCCCTTTTTGATCTGTTCACCGGCTTTCTGGGTCTACAAAGACCTGGCATCCCGTGCTGAGGAGTCCATCCTCGAGTACCAACAGAGAAAGCTCGATTTCGAGCAAGCTCTGTTGGGTCGAGAGTGGACCCTTCTTGAAGGTAAGGCCCTTTCTATCCGTGCTGTTAGTTTGGCGCGCCTAGTTAAGTCTACTTTCGACCCCGGTCTCCTCGAGTGGGATCGATTGCAAGCAGAGATTATACTCAACATTTACAAGGAGCATATTGCTGCCATTACCGATATGGTAAAGGTCGCAAAGATGCAATCCCGTGTAACTGCTGGATATAGTCTTAACTTCGGTTTTAGAAGCCCACGACGTGTCGTGCGCATCCCGCCACAAACAATTCCGACAGATCGTTCCTTAGTCCTATTAGGGTATTGGGGGATCTATCCAAAGCAAGTAATTGCTTTGAGACCCCTTGATATCCCTCAGTCGGGCGTGCCTCTTGGAGGTTATCCAAGTGCTCAGCAGAATCGGTG